AGATAATTATTGTTGATGATTCAACAGACGGTACTAGAGAAATTTTAAAAAAGTACTATAAAGTAAAAGTTTATGATGTTGAAGATACTCCCTGTCCAAAAGAGTGTACATATTGTACCGAACATTCAATTAATTTAAAAAAGATAGGAAGACCTTGTAGTGCTAAGTTAAGGATGCAGTCATTTGATAAGTGTACAGGTGGTTGGATATTTAGAATAGACGCAGATGAAATAATAAGAACCGAAGATGCCATTAAGTTAAGACAATTAGTAGATAACGCAGAAATATTATTTCCAGGAGTAAAGATATTTTGGTTTACTACTGTTAATTTCTTTTTAGACGATAAACACTATAAGACAGGGGTTCAGGAACATGTTTGGTTTCCAGACGTTCATAAAAGATTGCACAAAAATGAGGCAAAGTTTAGAGTATGGACGCAACCTGCCCATGAGAGAATGGTTGCAGAAGATAGATACGGACGTTTGGACTATATTGATAACTTTAGAGAGTTTCCGTACATGCATGTGTCTAACTGGTTTTCTATTTATCATTATGGATATTTACAGCCAAAGAAAACACGTATCAAAGACGCTGAAAAGTACAAAAAAATGGGTGTTAAGTTGCACGTGTTAGATAATAAACAGGTGGAGCCGTGGGTATGGAAGAAGCCAGACCTATTACTCCCACCGGGATGGGGTACAGGTATTTGTGAATATGCTTCTGGAGAAAAGGGATAGCATGAACAATACTGGAAATGTCATTGAAGGATTAATATTAGCCAACATTAAAACTTGGCACAAAGATACCTTGTTAAAGGATAGAAATGGAGAACTGCGTACTGATTTAAAGCTTTCTGCTAAAGAAAAAAGTGAAATCTTTTTACAAGCCCGAGTGTACAATTCTGAAAGGGCTGACGCAAGGGACGCTATTGATAATAAACTTGGAGAGCAGGTTTTTTCAGGAAAAGTTAACTATCACAAGGAGTAGTCATGGAAAGAACTATTGAGATTAAGTGTAGTCATGTTGGTGGGGCATATTTTATGTTAAATGAAGCAAAAAAGTTTATTACTCCGGATATGAATGGTCTTGATGTTGGTAGTGGCGGTACCCCAATTTTTATTCAGTCTATTTCCTTAGATGATGATAAGCCTGCTCAGTACTCTGAGTTAGTTCAGTTAAAAGGTAATGCTGCTAATTTATACTGGTTTCGAGATGGGGTGTTAGACTATCTTTTCTCAAGCCATTGTTTTGAGGACTTTGTCCCTGCTGATCGTGTTGCAGTAATGCAAGAGTGGATTCGAGTTATTAAGCCGAGTGGTTTTCTTCTATTGGATTTACCTACTGAAGTTGAATATAGGGCTTGGTGTGTTGAGGCCGGTCAAGTTAGAAATATGGACCACAAAGACCCTAATTTTTCCGTAGAAACGATAAGAGATTTAATGAACAAAAATTTTCCTAATCTTAAAGAAGTTCATTTTCTAAAACACGGTTGGAGTTTTTTTATTGTGTATAAAAAGGATTAAAATGTTAGAGTATACCCCAGGAGAATGTATTGACCGGCTTGTAATCACACATTTAAAAATTTGGCATTTAGAAGAGCAAATGAATGACCCTAGTATATCTTTAGAAGAAAAGGGAGTAATTAGCGAGAAGATAGTTAAGTTAAACGTCCTTAGGATCCGGTGTATTGATGCAATTAATGAGCATTATGGAAGGCTGAAGAATGGAACATAAAATTTTAGAGCTTATTAAAGAAAACATCCAAAAACCTAAATATAAACTACTCGTGGATATTGGTGCTGCTGGATTTTATAGTCCAGCATCTCTTTTAGTTTTAGAGGGTTGGGGTGGTGTGCTTTTTGAACCGCATCCTAAATCATGTAATGAACTAAAGGAGCACTATAGGGGAAGAAAAGATATTATTATTTTAAACAAGGCCGTTTCTAATACGTCTGGAACTCTAGATTTTTTACTCCATCCGGCTCCAACATTAAGCTCTCTCGAGCCAAATTGTACTTGGTATAATAAAGACACAAAAGTAGAAAGCATTAAGATTGAAGTAGTTGAACTTGGTGATGAGTTATCTAGATTAAATATTCCAGAAGATTTTGATTTCTTAAAAATCGATGCAGAGGGTTTTGATTACAGGATACTTAATAACATGTTGGAAGAAAGTAGATATCGTCCTACAATAATTGAACATGAGATACAGCATCCTGGTCCAGAAAAGTTTAAATCTTTGTTAGAGAAGTATGGTTATGTATTGGTTAGTAAATTTGTAGGTAACATGTTATATAAAAAGGTGTCGTAATGGGCCCGGATGTAGAACTAAAGCTCTTAGTTGATTTAACTATCCAAGAAAACCTAATAAAATATTATCAAGCTATGAAGGATTTAAAAATGGTATTTGATAAGGTAGGGGTACCTTTTTGGATTGATTATGGTACTTTACTGTCTGCTATAAGGGATGGAGTACCAATAACTTGGGATTTAACTGATATAGATATTTCTATAAAATTAAAAAATTGGAATATAGCAATTAGTAAAAGTATAAACGAAGAATTTAATAAACTTGGCTGGGCTGGAAATTCCTGGACAGCAGAGCACGGTTATCGTTTAGTGTTCGAGCCAAATGATTACGTATTTCAATTATGTTATTATAAAGAAAAAATTTCTATAGACATATGGATATTTCATGAAAAGGATAATTTTTATTATAAAACGTGGTCCCACAAAAATGGGGAATACATGTATTCAGTTGTGCCTAAAAAATATTATGATGGAATAGAACATCAAGTTATGTATTGTGACTGTGCTTTTTCCATACCTAATTATGTAGAGGATTACTTGTCTCTTGTCTACACCGTTAATTGGAAGATACCAGCAACAGATATTAACGTGGGAAATAAGATGTTAGTAAGAAAGGGAATTATGTATAGAAGATGGATAGATTTTTTAGATGGTAGATATGATGAGCAAAGATATCTAAAAGAGGTTTATCCTTGGGATATAAAGGAAGGGAATAGCAATGTTTAGATATAAAAAAGAAGGCGTAGCAATAAAAGAATATGAAAAAATTTTAAGGGAAATGATTTATTCTAGGACGGGTAAATTTTCAGGTACACAAGTATTTCATTTAGATAGAAGGAATAGTGGTGGCAATACGCAAGCAGTAAGTGAATCACATTTTTATACTGTTAGAGATAGTAAAGGTACTTTAATTGGTTTAGTTAGGTGGATTACAGATGGATATTTTATGTATATTATAGAAGTAATGGTAATTCCGCAATATCAAGGGAGGGGTATTGGTTCTAAGGTAATAAAGAAAACAATTCAGTATGGTAAAAAAATGAAAGCAATAAAAGTGTTTCTATTCGCCATGCCAGGATTAGAGGCCTATTACAATAAGTTTGGATTTTGTAATACTATGAGCCAAGCAATGGAGATAAGGTGATAAAGAATTTTGTGCCAGCCCAGCCTAATTTAAGCAAAAAATCTCTACAGATAGCAGGAAGTAATTTACCCTATTTTCGTACTCAAGAATTTGATAGGATGGTAGGTCAAATAAAAACAGACATTAAAGAGTTATTCAATGCAAAAAAACATAAAGTAGCTTTATTAACAGCCTCTGGAACGGGTGCAATGGATTGTGTATTGAATAATTTTCTTACTGATAAAGATAGGGTACTAGTTATTTCCGTTGGTAGGTTTGGGAAACGGTGGGTAGAGTTGTGTAATTTCTATAATTTAAAGTATGATTACGTTGGTAGTTCTTTAGAAGTACTCCGCAAAAAGTGCGTGGCATTTAAACCAACGGTAATATTAATGCAACATAATGAGACATCCACTATGGAATTATTGGATATTGAAGCAGTAGGTAAAATTTGTAAAGCAAATAAAATTAAGTTAGTAGTTGATGCTAGTAGCTCTATAGGGATTGACCCCTTGAATATCGACTCCTGTAGTATAGATGTATTAGTAGCAGGAACGCAGAAGGGACTAGGAACAATAGCAGGGTTAAGTGTGGTTGTGTACAATAGAAGCTTAAAGATAGTGCCTAAGAATTATTATCTAGATTTGACAAAATATAAGGACAGTAATGATGGCTTGAGTTTACCATTTACACCAAATATAGTTGCGACACACCAATTAGCGGCTCAGCTAACAAAATTTAAAACTTTAGGTAAAGATGGATTAAAACAGAGAATAGAGAGTATTAAGAGGAAGAAAGAGTACTTTTATAGCCTGTATAAAGGACCAAAATTGGGTACTTCTTCTTGCGGGTCTATCATAGTTAAAAATATCGTGGTAAAAGCAGTTGTAGAACATTTAAAAAAAGAAGGAATTTACGTATGTCCCTCTAAAGGGTTGGATGGTAGGGAATTAACAATAGGGCATATAGGTGAACTTTCTTATAAGGATATACGTAAGTTAGTTGGAAAAATACAAAGATGAATAAAAAGCAAGTAATCGTCTTTACTGGTGGTACTTGGGATATGTTGCACATTGGTCATTTAAATGTATTACAAAAAGCAAAGCAGATGGGTACGGTTCTTATTGTGGGTGTGTCCACGGACCAATTAGTAAAAAAATATAAAGGGTCTAGGCCTGTGGTGCCGTATGCTCAGAGATTTAAATTAGTTTCGGCTTTAAAATACGTGGATAAGGTAGTTAAACAAAAAAAACTATTTGATTTAAAACAATTTAAAAAAGTTAAAGCAAATATATTTGTTGTGGGTGATGATTGGCGTGGTCAAGAGTATAAAGTTCCAAACCTTAAATGGTTAAAAGATAACAACTATTTAAGATATGTGAGATACACTAAAGGGATGTCTACATCCCTATTAAAAGAGAGAATAATTAAGGACTCTTACAATATAATTAGGTCGCAGTGTGCTAGCTGTAATAAAGATAAGGGAAAAAATGCTTAAGTTGATTTCAGAAAAATATACGGTGTGTTATCAAAGTGTTGTTAATCCGGCTTACTTAGTGTCATTTAGAACATCTACTGTTACGTTACCTAGTGGAGAAACAAATAATATAATCTTAGGTTTCTCGTCTCCGATGTCTGGGGAGGTCATTAAGCTGGATTTAATTGGTGCTTTGTTAGAACGTGGTTTTGTTGTTGTGTTAGTTACGGATAGGCCTCCTAAGCCTGAACTGCTGCATAAGAACCTAATTTATATAGTTGCAGACTGGAAGTGGCTAACCCACACACTCTTTTTTGATTATCATCAGTTTAGTGGTGTTTTTTACTGTGGTAAAGAATCAGAAGTTTTAGCAAAAAATTTTAAAATCATTTCTCCATACTCTATACCAATTTTTACTGAAATAAGCAAGTGTCCTCAGTTTATAACGGCAGTAACTGAAGTAAAAGAACCCACAACAAAAAGGTTCTTATTAGACTCTGTAACTGCGTGCGGGCAACGGGGGCTAGGGGACATTTTAATGACTACTGTTGGAGCAAAGTATTTATCGGAACATGGTTGGGTAGTTGATTACTACGTCAGGGACCCTGCTGGGGAAGTCCTAAAGAACAACCCCTATATTGATAAAGTCTATTTGGAAGATTCCTACTACACGGATAATTCTAGGCCAGATAAACGAAAGTATACAGGCACGCTTTTATTATCCCGGCTGTTGGAAGAGTACAAGGACACACGTAGGAACCAGCAAAGCCGTATTAAGTCAATTTTAGAGCTGTTAAGAATTGACCCTAGCAACCTGACGGATTTTACTCCAGTTTTGGTGTTAACTGAAGAGGAAAAGAAGTACGGCCAGCAGGTAGTTTCAAAGGTGTTGCCAAACCTAGTGCTGGGTTTAGAGTCGTCTGGTTCAAAGGCAAGAAGCTATCCACATAAGTATCGCAAGGAACTTCTTACATTGTTGTCTTCGGTTTTTAATGTTATTGTAATTGGAGTTACGCATAAAGCAGAGGACTTTACCGGGGTTCGGGTTACAGACTTACGGGGGAAAACGAAGCTTAGGGAAGCGATAAGCATAATTGCTGCCTCACAGATAGTTTTGACCATGGACACGGCTCCATATTGGTTTGCAACGGCCCTAGGCGTGCCCTCAGTAGTTTTGTTTACCACTATCCACTCTGACTGGCGGGTAAGTGAGTTTGAGGGCCTAGTAAGGCCAATTAACGCTAATTTATCCTGTGCTCCTTGTTGGGATAGGGAGTTGGTTAGGGACCCAGAAGCTTTTTTAAGGTGTAAGCGTGCGTACTCCTATGGTGGGGAGGTGCCCTGTAGTTTTTCTTTCACACCAGGTATGGTATTCGATACAGTAACGGGGTTTTCAAGAGAAAGAGGAATATTATAATGGTATACACAGTCTTTGTGAATGAGAACGACAAAGGGACGCAGATTCTGGGAAAAGCTCTTTATACTTTATTAAATAAAACTTTCTTTGTTTTTACTAGATTTGAATCTGATTATCCCCTTTGTACTGTTGAGAATACCTTAAATAAAATTAAAGAGATAGCTGAACATTCTACCGAAGACCGTATAGTTATAGCTTTTGGTGTTAGACTACTCCCAGATAATTTGAAAGAGATAGAGGACCTGGTAAAGAAGAATAAAGGAAACTTAGTATTTTTAAAGCGATTAAAAGGAAGTAAAACTTGGTCTTTTGGTCCAGAAGGTAAACTGTCTTTTGATAATGAAAGAATAGCGGATACTGGAATTTTTGTTATACAGAGAGAAGAGTTAATTAATACAAAGTTAGATAATTTTAATTCTTTAATATTTAAATTAGTACAGCAGGAAAAGTTATTTCCCGTAATGGTAAAGTGGTGGTTATTTTCACAGAAAAAGAAATAGTGGAGGTAGTAAAATGGCATTTAGTCCTATAGTTACAGCTGCAGAGATTTATAGCTTAACTGGAGTAGCGGCCTCATATTTTACTGATACTCTGTTAGAATATGTAGAGGCCATTGTAGAAGGAAGGGTAGGATTTTTACAGACAGCGGAGTATACTAAAGAATTTTATTTACAGGTCCCAACTTCAGTACTCTATCTTAGTGAAAATACTGGACTTACAGTAACAAAGGTTGAATATAAAACTAAAGGTGGGGAGTATGAGGAGCTAACTACTGTTGATGACTACGATACTGTTTTAGAGCAAAATGGTCAGATAATTTTTGTATCAGAACAGGCCGAGGGTACTACAATTAAAGTAACTGGTAAAAAGGGTTGGACTACAACTCCAACAATGGTTAAACTGTTGATAATTTTTACAGCACTAGACTTGCTAAATAATCTGCACCCGGGTACAGTTGATTTTGGTATTGCTGCAAAGACGTTAGCTCAGTTCTCCGTAAAGTATGCAATTTCAGAGGACAGGACCATTGGTGCAATTATTGATCATTTAGTAGTTTTAATTAAACAGGGTGAAATTGAGCCGGGGAGTTCTATCTAAGTCTTGAGGTGGGCAGTGTCAGAACAAGCGGTGTTTGAGTCAATGTTAAATAAAACAGGTACTCTTTATAGGGCTACTTCAGGAGCAGCTAATTCTTTGGGAGAACGTATTACCGGGGAAGCTGCTGTAGGTGTTACAGTAAAAACTCGTATTGAGCCCATGAAAGAATCAGTTACTTTACAAAAAGCAGGTAGGGTCTATGACTGCTCCTTTCAAGGTTTTGTGTTATATACTGCAAGTATACTAGAGTGGGACAAACTCTTAGTTGATGGAACTTATTACGTCGTACATGGTATTGAGGATATGGCTGGTGAAGGCGTTGGTATACGTTTACTACTGGAGAAACAGTAATGCCTAATATAAATATTGAACTTAAATTTGCAGAGGGTGCTGGTGCCACTGCTACAAAGATAATCGAGCGGAGGTTTGCTAAAATTGAAGACCACATGTTGGACACTATACGAAACTATCTTAAAAAAGTAGAAGATACTGTCAAAGAAGCTACCCCAATAGGTAAATTTGATAAAGACCCTGGTAGATTAAAACGTAATATTAGGGTTATATTTGATTCTCATTACCGAAACGAATTAATGATAAGAATGTATGCTGGGGAGTCAGGCCGTCAGATAAAGTACGCACTCTATGTTGAACAGGGCATTACAAAGCCAATTGTTTTGCGTCCTAAGAATAAGGGTGGTGTTCTTGTTTTTTGGGCAGACGCTTTAGCAGGACGAAGAAATTATGGTAAAGTAATGGTTAATGGAAAGGTGCAGGTATTCTCTAGAAGGACAATTATTTATCCCTGGGCTGGGAGATTTATGTTTCAAAAGGGTATTACAATGATAAAGAATCAATTACCAACAATTTTAAAGGAAGCAGCTAAGAGAAGTGCAGAGGAATAATCATGTTAACAGAGACCTTAATTTCTAGGATGAAGCTTGACACTGGAGTGGGCGGTGTAGTTACCCTACTTGGAGGGGCAGATTCTGCCCGTATACAGACAACTTTTATTCCTGAAACAACTTTAAATAAGTTTATTACCATTAGTTTTGAATACGGAGAAACGGACCACCTGGGTAATCAGTCAGGCACTATCGAGATTGACGTATATGTAAAGGACAACGTGGTAACTCCTTGTGCAACTGGTATGGCTATAGCAAATCGTATCTTAACTCTTTTTGATTTAAAGGGTTCTACATTAGCAGATACTTATACGTCTACTGTGTATTGTTTGAGAAAGGTAGCTTCAGAACAGTATTATAATCCCGATATCCGGTTTTACACTATTAGTTTATCTTTTGCATTTAATGTAAAGGCCTAGATTACTACGGGATTTAGGGTTTTCAAGTATAGAGAAATGTAACGCAAAATTTTGTAAAAAGGAGGAAAACACTATGAGATTTAGTGTTGGTAAGATTAGCATTGAAGGAGAAACCATCGCCAAATGTACTGGAATTACTGTCAGATTTGATGGTAACCCGGTTGATTTTTATGGTGCTGGCCAGCAGGACCCCCTGGAGATTCAGCTTGGAAATAAAGCTACTACTATCACAGTAGAGTATGGAGAATGGGATGTTGATGATGTTGCTAGTATTCTTTCAGACTCTTATGTTGATATTGAGCTTTTGGCTTCTGATTATGATGCCAATAGGGGTATTACAGGACTTACGTTAAACCGTTGCAAAGCAACATCTTGGGAAATTACTTCTTCTCAGAACGGTTTTATTACGTATCGTCTTGAGCTTAGAAAGTCGTACAGCACTTAACGGTTAGGGACGCTAACCAGTAGAGGAGGATTTTTGAAATGGAATACAATAGAATTACGTCTTTGGGGATTCAGGAAATTGAATTATTAGATGGTAAGAAGTATAAGATTCGTCCGCTAACAATTAAAGAAAAGCGGGATTACCTGGTCTTAACTGATGAAATTAAGAAAAAGTTTGAAGAAGAAGTTAAAACTGCTGTTGAAGCTTCTGAAGCGGATAAAGCGGTTACTCAAAAAGAAATAGATAAGCTTGGGGATTCATATATTTATAATTACCTATCTCTTCAAGTAGAGGTAGGTTATTTTTTACTTAGGGTACTTAATCCGGATATTAAGAAAGAAGAACTTGAGAATTCTATAAATGGTTCTTTACTTAAGTATATGATCGACGTAGCCTTCTTTGACCCATTTCAAGGAAAATAATGGATTTAAAAGACCGTCTCCAAGCACAGTTTTTTTCTTTAGTAGATCTATTTGCTAGTGAATATGGCTGGTCGATTGAGTATATTGAACAGCTTGGGGTAGATGAAGTTAGTGGTTTAGTTAAGGCGATTCTTCAGAGGAAAGGAATTGATGTAGACAAGGTTGAAAGGAAGCCAGAGAATGAGCTAGAGAATTTAATTTACTTAGCTAAATCTTTGGGGTGTAAAGACCAAGAGGCTCTTAATAAATTAAAAGAAGGAACAGGGAAAGTAGTAATTAAATAGAAGGTGAGTTAAATTGGCAGAAGAGATAAAATTACCTTTTAAAATTGTACTTACTGGATTAGACGCTTTTGACCAGGTAAAACAGCAACTTAAAGACCATATAAAGTTAGCTGAAAGTCTTGGTAGGACCATGTCGGCAGTTACTGGTAGTAGGTGGTCTTCAAATACCCCATCTCAGGGAACTTTTGATTTTCATAAAAATCTATATTCTCTTAGGCAACTATCTGTACCTACCCCACCGGGAACACAGGCTTGGCAGGGAGCACATACTTTTGGACTAGGTTTAAATAAAGGACTTCTTTCAAGCGGTGAACAATCCCGTGCAGTAGTGGAGAATTGGAAACAGAGCCTCTTGAAAGTGCGTGGTGGAGGTCTGGGTGACGCTGCTTGGTTAGATTCTCTTCAACGTGGTGCTACAATGGGGAATTTAGGTACAGTTTTATTATCTTCTTTTGGTGAGGCTGTTGGAAAGTTGCCTGGTGTATTTGAGTCGGGAATGAATAAAGCAATTCCTATTTTAAAGAAAAGTTTTACTGCTCTTGCCGGATTTGCTTTGGCAGCTTTTAAGAATATAGCAGAGGGTTTTAAAAACTTTGTTGTTACTCCGTTAGTTAAGTTTTTTACTACTGAGATTAAAGCAGTTATTTCCGATACAAATAAATTCATGGCGGGGTCTTTTGTTGGTGCTTTACCTGAATTAATTCGTAAGGGGTTTAAAGAAGCTAATGGGGAAATAAATAGAACAGCAAACTTAATCTTAGAGGCCTCTGTTAAGGGGGTCATGTTACCAAACCATGCCACTAAGTTGGCTTTTGAATATAATAAGGTTGCAGAAACCTTAAAGGGATTTTCCGGTTGGTTAGACCATATTTCTCTCGGGTCGGTGCTTTTGGGAGCAAATGCAGAGAAAATAGGAAGCTTGTCTTTAGGTTGGGCTAAGGCCTTTGGGTTAGATGTTAGTGCGGAAGTAAAGGGCATTGCAGAAGATATGGTAATTATGGCTTCAGCAGCAGGTGGAACCTTACAAGACGTTGAACTAATTTCTACATGGCTAATGCCCCGTTTTGCTGCTGCAGCTGGTGATGCCCGGGATAATTTAAGAGAACTAAATGCATTAGCACAGTCTTTATCTGAGAAAAATATTATTGCACCTATGCAGGTTCGTGATTTAGCGTCTGTTTTTGGGAAACTTACAACTCCTGACGCTAAATTTCTTGCTATGATGTCGTCTTATAATGTTTCTTTATTTGATACATCTACAGGAGCTGCTGGTGTGCAAGCTGCTATGCGTGGTTTGGGAAAAGAATATCGAGAAATAACTAAAGATATAAATGATTTAGAGAAAAGTCAGGTAGGTAAGTCTTTTGCAGACCCAGATTATATTGCAAAGCATGATCTTTTATCAAAAAAACTTGAAAAGATCACTTTGGAAATGGACGGAAATTTTAAGGTATGGGAAAAGTCTGGGGCAAGATTAAAGGGACCATTAGAGGTACTTAAAGAAATTGGTACTGTGATGGACCATTTAGGTAAATCAACGGTTGAGTGGTCGGAATTTGAAAAAGGTCTTGGAATAACTCCAGGTAAGAACATTGTTGCTCTGGCATTAGACGCAGTAAAGAGGTCAGAAGAGTTACTTGAACTTGTAAATAAGGGTGGAGCTGACGCAGGTTCACTTTGGGATAATCTCTTTGGACAAGCACTGGAACAGCCTGAAATCTTAGGGAAAGTAGTTCAGTCTATGATAGAAGGTTTAAAGATCTCTATTGGAAGGGCTATAGGGAGTTCAGGAATTTCAACGACTGTTTTAACCACACTTTATAAGGGTTTTAAAGAGTTCTTTGATTCCTTAAATGACCCAAACTCCCAAATGTTTAAGGCCTTTGCTAATTTTGGTACTTCTATTAAGAATATACTTGAAACCGTATTGATTCCTGCATTTAATGGTATAAAGGATATTTTTCTGGGTTTGTTCAGTGGGGACGCAAAAAAAGTAGCGGAAGCAAAGACAAAATTATCTGCTGTTTTTAACGAACTCTTTTCAAATATTAAGGAAACCTTCCTTCCAATAGCTAGGGATATTGGAAACTCTCTTGGTGAGAATATTGTAAAGGGAATATTAGAGTCAGTAAGAGATTGGTCAATAAAACAATCACCAGAAGTTCAAAAGCAAC